GCCCAGTGAACTCTTGTGACTCACCAGCAAGAATTGAAACTGTTCCTGAAGGCTTAATTGTCGTCATCTTAATTGATTCACGAATGCCCAACCACTCAGAATATACATTATCATAACGCTGAACAGTTTTATATCCTTCATCCATCCATTCGCGCAATGCTGGAACACCAACACGGTCAGCAAAATTAGCTACGCCTGACATTGAGGCACCGATGCGACGATTGCGTTGCATGATTGCATTTGTTTCTTCCCAGTGTGTTGGAAGTAGGGTTACAGTCTTTGCATATAAGTAGGCAAACTTTAGCGTACGCTTGTAATCTTCTAATGAATCATGACGATTTAAATATGTTTCAACTAGCGTACAGCACTCGTAGGACTCTAATGACTGCTCTGCACACGGGTTGTATCCAGCTACTCTATGATCTTTATTATTTGCTGGATCAGCTAAGCGACCATATTTGCGTGACATGTCCATCCAGATTACTCCTGGTTCACCGTTAAGAGAAATGCCTTCTACGATGCTTGAAAGGTCTGCTCCAACTGCTGTTTCCACAGAGTTGTTAGACATCCAACCCCAACCTGGTGCACTAGAATCATATGAGTTTCTTTCTGGGAAACGTTCTGAGTTCTTTAAATTCAAGAAGTCTTGATCATCTAAGCGACCTATTAATAGTTCAGCTGAACGACGCACATTACCCGACACCACGCATACACCTATGACGTTACCGATATCAGCAATGTCTACTCTTGTAAGCTTGTCGCCTTTTCTACCGTTAAACATTTTTCTAATGTGAACATGAAGCTTTTCTAATGGTTCATGACCTGCTGCGACACCGCCAAATGTTTTAATTGGGGTACCTGCTGGTCTTATAAGAGAATAATCAAATTGTATTTCTTCTTGATCTGGCTTTAAGTATGAATTTAAAAGCATGGCCATTGAATCAACCCAACCTTCTCTAGTATCTGGAACTAGATAAGGAACGCTATTGGCTGGTTGTTTTGGTTCGTATATTGCAAAGTCTTTGTCTGCGCCTTTGTCATCAAATCCTACACCCACACCTAGCATCGATGCTTCCATTAAGAAAGCAAATGGCTTTGCTGGGTTAAACTTATTCATTTCTCCAGTAGAAACAAAAGCACAGTTCTGGAGTGCAGCTGAGTTCTTTTGTATGTTAACAATGTTTGTACCCATTGCCCATAGACCACGTCCTGGAGGTGTCCACTTTAGATTAAACAATCTATCAAATGCTTCCTTGGCTGAAGCCTGTGCCTTAGCATCATTCCATGGAAGTCTGTTTTTCTTACAGTGATCTTTTTGTAAAGAGTACATTCCGTTAATTACTCTTTCGCAAACATCTGACCATGTTTCTTTTGTTCCGTCTTCTTTAAGACGTGAATATGTACGAAGAAAAGTAATCTCTCCAACAGAGTTACCACCTGCATCTCTATATCCAAACGGGGCAAACTTATCTTTGTAGCTTGAAATGAAATCATCTGTTAACTTAAAAGAAAACATAGATGCAGATTTATTAGCTATTGGTGTTAGATCTGGATTACCATTTTCAATTTCTTCGGCCATTTTTATCTCCTAGTTATTTATTTTTCTAATATATTTTGAATTCATTTTCTGAATTTCTGTATTCTTTATCTTCAACAAGTCTTGCAAAGAATATACTTTATGTATCTCTCTCTCAAAGAAGTATCCACTTCTCCAATTGAAAACATTATTTACATTCTTTTTGTGGTTAACAAACATGTTACAAACTACTGCTCCACCATATGATTTAACAATGTTTGCAAATTTTACTTTTAATTCTTCTACGTTTAAACTATCTAAATCTTCATTCTCTTTAGCTTTTTCATAGAGCCAATTAAAAGCTTGCCTATTCAATGGTGACACATCTATTGGATCTATGACACCTAATAGTATAGCCTGATTTCTATTATTTGCTATGTCAATATCTTCTTTTATAACTTTTTTAAAAAGATCAAACCAATCTTTTTCATTAAACTGAACCCATGCAGTGCACCAGAATAAAAGATTTTCTGGCGGTGATGGAACTAAACTCTTTTCCGTATAAGGCAACAAAACAGCACAGCTTATTGCTCTCTTCATAAAAGCTTTTCTTGTTTCAGAATCCTTTGACTTTGATCCAGATATTTCCCAAAGTTTATTTATATTTTTCTTCCAATCAGTTGGACCCAAAAATATGTGCAGATACTTTTCTGCCACTTCTACTGGTATCGTATCTTCGCTAATTACTTTTTCTAAAATATCTAAAGACATTGATAATCCTTCATAAAACTACTAAAACTTATAAAGTCACCTTAGAAAAAGATTATCCCGCCCTTGTGGGGGCGGGATATCTTCGTCTCATTACTGAGCGTCGGTTTCCGTGACTACAAGTATATCACGAGAGACTAATGCTCAGTAGTGTATTTTTGTAATTTATTACAATGCTTGTGCTGAAGGAACACCTGTCCATCTTTTTGGATTAGCTCTACCATAAATTGTAGTTGTGTTTGGTTGACCATAATCTGCGGTAAAAATTACTGCACTAGCAACACCATGGAACTCGTCTGGTCTAAACAAACCAAATGAGTTTGGAGCACCTTGTGCATCTGTTCTTGCTGCGTGGCCATATCCTGATGGCATAACTTCTGCAGAAGTAACACCGTCGAATACAAAGTTGCTATAGAAACCGTAGTATAGACTTCTCTTAGCGTGGCCTCCATTAAGAGCCTGTGCTCCTGCAATACCCTTGTATTCAAGGGGGCGGAATCTTGCGCCATCATATGTTGCACTGCCGTCTGCAAATGTTCCAGCCAAAGGTGTGGTGCCAGCATACAATGTTGAGCCGGTGAACAACTGTGACATAAGTCTATTGCCAGGACGAGCTCCAGTTCCAGGGGTATATGCATTGTCTGGCGCGCCTCCGAGTAACTGGCTACTGTTATAGAGTGGGTAGTACGAATATGTTCCCTTACCCTTAGCTTTGCCGGTCATTGTATAATATGGGTTCACCATATCATTGGTGTTTTGGCCCCTCAAAACAGGTCTTGGACCAACGTAAAATGTAGCCATTATATAATCTCCTTATAGAAACTCGATGCTTATATAGTAAAAATAAGTATGGTTTTTCAAACCCTTATTTGTTAAATTAAATATGATTTATTCAGCTGAAATATAGTCGTAATCTATTATTAGATCTGACAAAATTGGAGGGGTCTTATCGTCTAACATATTGAGGGTTACTTCAACCCAGATTTCACTAGAGGCTCCAGGATTATTTGTGCTGTAATTTACCCCGTCCTGATATATTACCCTGTATGAAAAGGCATTTGACATCTGAGATCTTGGAACATTAAAGATTACTGGATCTACGCTAACAACAGCACTTATCAGCTTATCGCTTGGTGCCTTAAAATTAAATATTGTTTTGCCAGACGTTGCAAATTTATCATATCTAATATCTAAATCTGAAAGACCATACGTATAGACATACTTGCCAAGTTCTTTGAAATAGTTTTCTTGACGTAAAACAATTCTTATTGCAGTCATATCTATGTCCGAGAAATAGAAGCACAGCGGAGAAGAGTTTTTTACCTCATCAGTTCCAGCTATAATCCAAGCTCCCGGAGGAACCTTTCCAATAGCCTGCTGCTCTCCATCGTATAAAGAGTTAAAGTTCAATGGCGTCCAACCATCTGCGTCTGTTAAAGTAGGATTTTCCTTATTGGTATATTCAATCGAATACACGCCTACTGAATGCATTGGATATGGATTTAATTTTACGCAATTTGTTTTTAACGATCCGGTAAATTCTGCAGATATCTTGCAATAGAATGTGAGTTGTGCTGCGCCTAGTGCGTTTGTTTCGCTGACTATAGTTCTACTCCACACTTTGGTAGGATCATCCAAGATTGCATTGTAAACAGGTGTGGTGTTTACGATTGCTCCTGGACTATCTATACCTCCAATATTGTTTTGGATATTAACCTTAAACAAATCTGATATTACTTGTCCATTTGAAGGATTATAGAATTTTATTTTTGAACTTGATGCGTTTGCTACTTTAGGAAGGGTAACAACATTATAATGTGGGTCAATTGAAAGTAATTCTGAAGAACCAATTGAGAATTCAGTTCCAGTAAATCTAGCATAATCTATTTGAGAATAAGAATAAATAGAGACTCTTCCATCATCCACCTCTAGTGCAGAGATCCTATTGGAAAGATCTACGATAGCATTGGATAACATTGCATGGTCTTTTAGAACTCTTTCAAAAGCTTCTTGTAGCTTGGCATCGACTATGTTAGCTTTATTATAAAGAAATAAGAGGTCTTGATAGTTTTCTTCTATTCTTGAATTATAATCATTGCTATCCACCGGACCCGCATATTGTGCGTCCCTCTTTTTGGTGTTTATTATCTCTGTCATATTATCTGCCATTCTCTATTCTTGTTACTTTAGTTTCTAGTCTTGCTAAAATTGCTGAAAGTCTATTTGCTTTTGATAAGTATAAAGACTGTTCTGCCGGAGTATTTAATTCGTATACGTCTTGATAAAAAACTCTTATAGGACTCAAGTCATAAAATAAACCATCTTCTGAAATTTCAAGAGAATTTAAATTATTTAAATTTCCTATGAAATTTTTTTCAACATCATCTATACTTGTACTTATCGATGTTAATGTATTATTAATTTTATTAACGTCAATTAGAAAGAAATTCATTTCTCTGTTTTCATCAACGCTATTTCTATGGCCCCTATATCTTTGCCTAAACCTTTCAAAGAAAGGTTGAACCACTCTATACTTTGCTTTGCTAGGATATGTTTTTGCCATAATTAATCACCTTTAAATATAGTACTAAAATTATATTTTTTTATAAATCCTTATGTTTAAATTTAATCTTTAAAGAATCAACCTTTGGAGAAACAAATGGATTTTCAAATCTAGAAAAATCTATCCTATACCTTATGGCCTTAGGAGCTGTGGCATTATTAGAGATATAGGAAAATCTTGATTGATTCTCAATCTTTGAAGAAGCTATTATTTCTTTTCTTCCAAATGGATTATCTATAGTAAAATAAAAATTGTCATTCATATTTTTATTCCTAAAATCAAATTTATCAAGATAGAAGAAATAATCAGTAAATATAGATCCATAAGTATTTAAATCAATTCCTTCGGTTAAAGAAAAAGATATTTGACCAGAAGCAGCTTTGTCATAAGTTACAACTATATCATTTATTCCTTCAAGGAAATTCCATTCAATACTTTGACTTAATTGACCCGATGGCAAATCTGCTATTCTAACTCCATTTAGATATACCGCTAAGTCAAATGTTGATACAGATTTTTTGATAGTGTTAATAACATTATTTTCTGAATCACAAATCATTTTTGTTTTTACATAACCAGAAGATGGAGAATTTATTCCTGGAGCAATGGTTCCCAATTGCTGATACAGTATATTGTTTAATAGAGTGTTGTCTATTGCGTTGATGTCACTATTCCAAGCTTCTATATCTTTATATCTAAATGGAATATTGTTTAAGATATAAAAATGTTTAAATGAATTTGTATTTCCTAATAACACTGGATTAATATATGTTTCATCATTATCTAGCGCAGCTATTCTATGAACTGTTTTATTTTCATATATTTTATTATTTGGATTTAAATCATTTATATTTTTTGATGTAGTATCAATAGGGATTAATTCTAATTCTTCATCTTCTGGAATTGATGAAAGATTAATTACATTTTTTACAGATCCATTAAAATTAACAACAGATGTAAAACCAGCATTTTCTGAACCAGTTGGAGAAATTGGAATCCAATTAAAGTCGGAAATAGTGTTTGCACTGGGGTTATCTTCCGAAATATAATAATTAATAACTCCATCGTTAACAAATTGCTCATTTGCTTCCATTGATACAGAGTCAATTACCAATTGATCATTAGATTCAACAGGTAAAGATATTGGCTTTGAAACTATGGTGCCGTATTTAGACCTCGTAGAAGCTCCTATAATAAGATCTCTAAGACCCATTCTATAAACGTATGGTAGCTGTGAATTTTTATCGATAAGATCTGGTTCTTTTTTAAAGAAAGTTATTCTTACATTAGAGTAAGCCTTTGGTTTTAAAGAAAAACTAAAAGAACTATAGTCTCCAGAAGAAAGTTTAGTCAGAGTATCTTGAGGAGAACCATCTACAGGAGATACTACTAGTTGAATATCTAATGGGCTAGATGTTAAAACGTATCCTTCTACCTTTGATATGATTGAAGTATTAGATATCGGCATATCCATAGTCAACGCTACTGGGATTGGAGATGATGTTCTATGTTCATACATCCAATAGGTGTCATTTAGGCCATCAAAAACATTGTTGAATGTAGTTGAATCAATAGTGTTAGAAATCAAAGTGCCATTTTCATAAAGAGAAATTGTAGGTCTAGAGTTTATAATATTGTCCAAAGAAAATACTGTATATCTATCTGAATTTTCGGCACTTAACATTGCGTATCCGGAAAGGATATCTACATATGCTGAGCTATAAAAAGTATCTACCTTATCTATATTTGAAAAATTTTCTGTATATGAATAAAAGTATCCTTCAGAATTATTATTTGCAAATATTAAATCGTCTACCTTTGCCTCAAGCGCTTTCCTTTTTGCTTTTAAATTTTCAATATTTTTATTTAATGAAGTAACAACTTGGAATAATTCTTCATTGCTATCTAATATGGTGTCATATAAAACATCTAAATTAAATAAACTATTAACCATAAGCTCATTTAATAAGTCTACGTTTGTTTTTGCTTCTGAATTCAACGCATTGTAATTTAGCCTTAAAGGAAATCCTGGTTTATTTACAGAAAAATAATCACTAAAAGCTTTTTTTATCTGATGATCTGTTGGTTTAATTCCATTTGAATAATATAATTTATATATATTTTCAAGAAATCTTGTTTTTTGAACCATAGATATGTTCATATTTGTTTAACCTTTACTGCTAATTTATACGAATAGACTACAGGAACAATGTTTCCAGTTCCTTTAATCAATTTAATTCTAACACATATATTCTTAACTTGTTGAGGAACATTGTATGCAACTTTATTTATTGTTGTTTTTGGATAATCAACATACTGTACGCCGGGTAGCTTAAATTCGTTTCCAACTTTTTGATTTATTGAAAAAACTTCAGGCACATAGGCGTTGCTTGTTTTGTTTGTGGAGTAACCTGATTGAACTGGAGAAATTTGTATCCATTGTTTACCAGAATCAAAAGAAATATAACCTTCTATATAGGCACCAGAGTTAGCTATCTCATTGTAGTTACTATCTATGTCTAGCATTACAGATTCAACAGGTAAATCATAGTTATATGATTTGGATATAATTTCAGCTGAATTTTCATATTGTTCATAAGTTAAAGATACGTCTGAAATTGCTATTGACATTCTTTTAGCTGGTAAAACTTCTCTGTTAACTTTAATTGGAACACTAAATGTTTCTTCTTTTAATTTAGAACCAACATTACCACTAAGAGACTGAACAGTAATGCTAATATTTTGATTTAAAGATACATCTTTTTTAAAGACATTTGGATTAGTTAATGGTGGTATGATTACAGATTTATTATAATTAACTTTATTATACATATCTTTATTTAAAAGTTCTGGATTAAATCTAATCGTTCCATAGAATGGACTGTTGTCTTGATTTTGCAATTGATAATTTGTTGTCCAATAATTATGAAGAATTTCAACATCGCTATAATAAGGCTGTTCCATAACGATTCTGCATTCTGAAACTGTTCTTTCTGTAAAGCGAAAGGTTGCTGAATTAAGTGAGTAGTTCTTCACTGATTCTTTAGTTAAATTTTCTACGGATAACCCTATAAAATATTCTCCTGAAAAAATATCTTCTTCTTTTCCAGAACTATCTTTAATATATATATTTTTTACTTTTACAATTTTAGATGAATCAAAGTTTGGAGTTATTGTAATTGAGTTAGCTTTTTGTGTTGATTTGGATTTCAAAGTAAAATCTAATCTTAGTGGGTCATTCATATTATGATTTGACCAATTAACTAAGGAGTTTTTTGCCGCGGTTGACAAGGTAGTATCATCAACTATGTAGCAAAATTCATTTTGATGACGGAATACATTGTCTTTTGGTTCAACAGAAATTGCTTCATAAACAAAAAACGAAGCTGGGTTCAAGTCTGCCATATGAACTGCATTAGAAGTACTAGGTGGATTTAAAAATTTGTATTCATAATTAATATCAGAAATATTGTTTGTTTTTTTTACAGCTAAATTATTGTCGCCTATAAAACCATTAGATGGATTTATAATTATCTCATTTGGCTGCCATCTTACAGGGTTGTCTTTTATTTTTACTGAAGCAAAGCCGCCAGCAATCATAGGGTTTTGACTTACTGGAGTATTTGCCCAATCAATATAGTCTCCATTCTCAAATGAATCGCCATTATAAACTATGTCATTTGATGGACTTGAGCTATACATTTGAAGTATTTTAGTTTTAGAAAAAATTCTTTCTGTATACTTTTTTTCATTTTCTATTTCAGAAGAAAATAAATTAAAAATACTAATTGCTTTTGCGTTTAAGAAGTCTAATTGTTTTGCTGATACGTTAATATCATCTCTTATTGCGTTTACAAATTTATTCATCTTAGTAGATGATGGTGGCTCTCCAAGAGTAAACAACTCCAATGAAGCTTGTGGTGAGTTTACCTTCTCATGTATTTCTGTTAGATAGTTGTGGAACTCTTGCAGAACATCTTGTTTAGTAACATATTTTCCTTCAGACTGCTTCTTGACAATAGCAGCGATGCTGACAGCTATTTGATCGTAAACTAATGTAATTGGAGAAAGTTGTGCCATATAGTATCTTCTTAATTTGTAGAAATTGTTTTAGTTAATTTATCGTAATAAGGATCATAATTTTTAGTTTTTGCTTTTAACAGAACCAAATCAGCTGCACCACTAAATGTAGTATCTGAAGTATTTTTTCTTATTATTAATCTGAATCTAATAGTATCTGCTAAGTAATCATAGAATGCAGTTATATCTCCATCAATTTGTTTATTAAAGATAATATTTTTTCCATTTTGGATGAAGTAATATAGGTCAGTAGACTCTGGAAATTCTGGGAATTCTTTAGTTCCAGTGTAGTTGGTTAAGTTTATAGCAAAAGATCCATCCGGCATTTGTAATTTTATTGGACTATATCCTTGTTGGCTGCCAGAAAATACAGTACCAACTAGTTTGCTATATATAGCTGTGTTTATATTTCTTGTATCTATATGGGGAATCTGAGCTAGCTGTATTCTGTTTAGCGCATCAGTTCCAGTAAAGGTCTCATTAGAATTGCCTGATCCAGAAGAAGACTTTAATGTTTCATCTAATAAGCCAAGTCTAAAAAAATCTACATAATCAACATTATATAGAGATAAATCTATTGTATATGAACAAGAATAAATTGAATCTCTTTCAAGTGTAGTAATTATAATATTATTGCCATTTAATTTATATTGACTTGGATTTACTATTGTCCCGTTTTTAAAAATTTTAATTGTATCTGTCTTGAAAGGAAATCTAGTCTTGCAAGAAAATGATTGTTGATCAAAAAGCAAAACTTCTGAATCAATTACGTCAACTCCAGATTCACATACTGGCAGCCAATCTTCTTCAATTGAAGGATTCTCTTTGTTTGATATTGAAAGTTCATAAGATACCGGATACTTTAAATCTAATGTTGAGTTCAATAAATTAAATTCATTTTGATTTTTAATAACCTTTGCTTTAATAGCTAAAGGGTAACCATTAAAATTTATCTTCTTACTAACAAAACATGCTTTTGTTTTTTCATTTGGAGTTACTTCGCAGAAATCTATAGACTTAATAGAAAAAGAATACTCATAGGCATTAGATACTTCTGTATTAAGTAGTTCTTTGAGGAGAGGTTTCTTCCAAGGCTGCTTGCTTTCAACTCCTGTTTGATCAGAGAATGAAACATTATTACTATTTTGAACTGGTAAAAATACTGGTTTATTAAAATTAAAGTTTGATCTTACGTTGCTATCTGAATTAATAAAAACTGATTTTTCAAAAATTTGTCCATTATCTCCCATTGAGTTAATAAAAATGTTTTTAAATAAATCTGATATAAGATTACTTGGTAAGACGCTAGTTGTGTCCATGTCAAATTTTTCATAAATATAACTACCCTGATAATCCATTGAGGAAAAACCTTTATCAATCACAGGATATTTATAACTATAATAATTATCTATGCTATTGTATTCATTTTTTGATGTTTGATTATACGAATTGTTTTTTAAGAAAAGATTATACACAAGACTCTGAAGCTTGTCTGTATTCTTTTGTTTTATTTCTTTAATTATCTTAGCAGTGTTATACAGTCCCTTTGAATTTATCTCAGTTGTTACTGGCATATTTTCTGTTCTGATATAAGTTGGTTGATTAAAAATTAATATAACCATCTTAACAGTGCTCTTAGGAAACATTATTTCCGTCAAACCATCTATTGCTCTCGGAGCAGAAAGTACACCAAATTCTTCCCTAAATAAAAACTCTGATTCATTAGGGAGCGTGTCGTCATAGGTGTCTGAATAATTATTTATATCCCAAAAATCTTTTTCAAAAAGAACAACTTGTAAAAGTTGTAATCCATTACTTAAGTTTGGATTAATTAAAATAGAATCCATTGTTTGTGGTGCATCAAATGAAATTTCTACTACTGTTTGTGCTCCGTTAATATACTTTGTTGAATAATTTATATACTTAGAATAATTAGATAATTTTGAAGTAAGTATTATTGGAGACTTTGCAGTTACCGACCAGGCATCTGTTGTAACATCATTTAATACTTTATCAAATCCAGTGTCTGTTGTTATATAATTATCATAGTTATTAACTATCGAAACTGTACAGTCTAATAAATTCTTATTAAATACTTTTTCCCCGATTTTAAATATTCCCAACCTAGTATCAATAAAACCATTCCCTAAAGTATCGAAAAATTCTCCGTCTCTATCGGTAAGAACAATTGTATTGTTATCAGCCGTATAGTCATTCATGAAGTTATCAAATTTTTCTATATAATTAGAATTAAACAAATCATCTTTTCCAGAAATGTATTCATAGTTATCTATATACAATTCTAAGTTTTCTATATCTTTTTCTATTTTTTGTATTTCTGAAGAGAAAACATCCTTTATAGAATTAATAAAAAGATTAACTAAATTTGCAGAAGCATAGTAGTTTCTTATCCTGAGATCAGCATCTCTAAATATGTCAGTGAACACTATCTTATTAAGTTCTGCAAATGATGAGAAGGTGGACGGAGAAAATTTAGAATCTGCTTTAAATAGATTTAATCTTGAAACCAAAGACTGAATGTCTTGCTTGCTTGATTTAATTTCTTTTATCAAAGAACTAACAGAAGCCTGTGAGTTATTTGATAAGGTGTTCATTATAGTTGGAAGAAATTTATTCATAATTTTTTGTTGTCCATGTTATACCGTCTAAATTTTGAATCTCAAAGGAAACACCAGCTGTAATGTTTCTATTAACTATATCATAAATTTCTTCAATATTAGTAAAATTAGATTTAACTCCGTCTGGTATTCTAATGGCCACATATCCACCCTTTGGATAAGCTCTTGGACTCACTGAGTACATATCCCAGTAAGCGTGTGTTCCATCTATCTGGGAAAGAGTTGTGTATGAATCTATGTCCGATACAACTCCGCCACCTTTAATTCTTACATCATATATATCTACTGATTTTTGTTCAGGGTTATTGGTGGTGTAGATGATTCCTATTGGAAGTGCGATAGGGTTGTATTTATGAGACATCTTATCGAAGATACTTGGGTCATAAGTAAAATGAACAGGATATGAATTATTATACTCTGTTACTGGTATTTTTATTGTAGTAGATGACTGTGGATCAAACCCCTCTAACATAATATGAACCGGTGTATTCAATATGTTTATTTTTGTTGGCATCAAGTAGATGTACAGCGGCTTATTATTATCAATCTTATCTTTATTTAAGAATGGATTTAAAGGTATCTCTTCGCCTTCAACTTGATACATCCAAATTGTAGAATCTTTTATAGTATAATCTACTTTTATCAAAGAAGGATCTGACGAAATTATTTGTTCTTCAAATTCTATAATTCCATTTTCTGCATCTATATCTTTTATTAAAGAATTAGGAATCTTTGACCAAGTTGCCGATTCACTTGCTCTAATGTAAATACTTACAGCTGGAACTATTGCTGGAACTACAGATTCAACTTCGTCTTCTATGGTCATAGTGTAGTGCAGTATCGGAGTATGACGAAGTTTAATTCTATCTGTAGATACTATAATTGGAATTTCATTATTTATATCTTTACAGTTTTCTCCAAAAATTCTAGAAAATTTACTATCTAATATTGCTTCAGATGTATCATATGTGCAATATAGATATTGATTTACATACTTAGATTTCCAATCGGTGTAAATATAATCTTTGGTTATTGGAACAATTTTATTAAATGATCCAGCTGTTATTCTTAACGGCCAAGCTTCCTTGCCACTAGCAGCGTCTGACATTTCTGCTACTTTTATAGCAGTAGAGTTTTTATATTTTACGGAATAAACAGGTGTAATCATTTTAGGAGAAATGTTAACTGGCTTAAATGTGTTCGTGCTTTGTACGCCAACATAATCAACCTTATCACCTATATTTCCATCAGCGTCATATGCCATGACTGCAAGATATATATTATTTACACCTCTTGTTATTATTTCATTATATGAAATAAGTTTTCCTATAAATTCTTGTTCATTCTTATCATAAAATCCATAAAATAATCCTTCATCTTTAAATAATTTATTATTAACAGAAACATATCCGTAATTAATATCAAATTTAAATGAAGGATCATATACAGTAATGGTTGCAATCTCGTCTCTTACTTCCCCTGGAGTTGGTATTCCAACAGGTTTGCCGTTTACGTCAGATAAAAGAACTATTCCATCATTTGCTGTAACTGAATCTAATTTGCCTATTACTCCACCATTAGTTGTAATCAATTGAAAATTATTAACAATTTTTTCTTCAGATATATAAGTTTTAGAATCACCGTAATATGATGCGGAGGTAGTCAAAGAAACGCTAGTTGTTTGTTTAGTTTGACTTGTGATATTGTCAGGAATAATTCCACCATATGTAATGGTGGCTACGCTATTTGCGTTGACTGTTTGAGCATCTGAGGATGACTTTATTTCTAAAATTTGCACAGAGTTATCTACATCTATTGATGCGCTTGAAACCTTAGTAAAGTCTACAGTTATTCCCTTGTTTGTTATAGTATCTATTGCATTGGGATCTTGGACAATTAACTCGTTTACTAAATTATTTAATGAACTATCATTTACCGCAAGTTGTGGACTAAATGTCTTAGTGTACTTTTTACCTAAATACGTATATTCTATGCTGTCTAATAAAATATTTTTTCCATTTAAATATGAAAGATTATATTCTTTATTAATTGGAGATAAGGAAGAAAGGTTTTCAAAACTTTCTGTTAAATATCCAATAGCATTTATTTTTAATTTTGTTGTTTGAATTTTATCTTTATAAACTATATCTCTTGAGATTTCATCAAAATCTTTTACAACATTAACTACTTCTATAAGCTCTGGGTCAGCTTCACTTGGCTGCTCTATGTAAACGAGATCTTCTACCCATTTTGAATTATCATTATCCCAACCATAAAACTTATTTTCTAAAGTTGTGTATATTAAATGCTTATCTAGAGATGTAGCTAAGCTTGATCCATCTTCTCTAGGAGAACTTAACCAAGAGAGATTTGGATCTGGGTTACCGTCTTTATCAAGTAACCAGAATTGAGCCAACTCTTCTATAGTTGGTTTATTAACACTTGGGAAAGCTTGATGAACTTCGTTAAAATCAAGTATTTGATCTTCAATGATATCATCTGGTCGTTTTGTTGTAGCTGGCGTTGTTACATCTGCAGTTATCGAAAGTATTCCAAATCCTTCAGCTAGGTTTCCATACTTGCCACCTAACTGTTTGCCGTTTGTTTGAATACGAACAAACATATATCTACATGTACTAGTAGGCGCATTGATTGGTATTGTTATATTGCTTGCAGAATCTATCGCCGGAGCATTTGCTTTATGTACTTTATATGATTTATAAATTAAATTTGATGCAATCTTAGTTGTTCCAACATCAATTGGATTTGAATCAGTGTATCCATATCCAACTATCTTAACCTTGTTCCAAGGAGCTCCTTCAAATTTTATAGTTACATTTCTAACTTTTTCATATTTTTGTGGTTCTGGGATGGCAAAGAATATAAAATCTTCTATTGTTGTAGGAGAAGCGCTAACGTTTCCTGTAAATGAAATTCTTCTATATGGATTGCCAGAATTGATTTCAGAAGCAGATATTTGCTTAAATACAGCTTCAGGAAACTGCGCGACTCCGTACTGTTGTGCTAAATTAATTACATTATTATAATAAATTGGTTCATTTACTCTCCAAAATCTTAAGACATAAGCCATTAAAGATTTTGTTTCGCTATCAATAACTCCATCTGGTGGATACAATAACTTAACTCTTGGAACTAGTCCTGCTCCAACTTGACCTGTGCCAACCTTGGTCTGAAACTTTTTTACAGCTGCGCTTAAAGCAGCCGTGTATGTATTGTTATCTTCTGTTTTAGCCTTCATATTATAAAGGCCAGATACCTGCATCATTATTTTAACGTATCTTACATAAGGGTGTTTTGATCCAACTCTCCAGGTTTCAATTGGGTATCCACTTTGAGCTACATCTATATCCCAAGTATATTCAAAGTTTTTAAAATTAGTTAAAGTCAAATTGCTTAGTATATTTTGTCTTCCACTTATTAATATTTCTCTAGCAGAAACTATATCAGTACACGGCACAGCGTTTACGTCTACTCCAGGAACATTTACGTCTGGCTCTGATGGTGAAGGGTGTGTTATTATCTTGTTTTTAAAAGCATAGTTTCTTGTAACTATTCCTATGATTGATACAGATCTTAGCGCAGCATCAGCTGTGTACTCTAGATTAAGTTTTGTTCTTAGAGTTCCACTAAAAGCAATTGATTTTTCACTTGCAGAAACTCTAGAATATCTAGTAGCTAAAGAGAATGGATATGATTTAAAATATGCGCTAGGAGTTATTGAAGAATTGATAGCTCTAGTTCCACCAACTTTTATTTCTTTCATTTCTCTTAGCGCATATGTGCCATAGCCACTTGGAATGTGGAGTGGGTTAGATTTCTTTTCTGTTAACGCAAATATTTTTTGATCTTTATCTACAATTTTATATATAAAATAAGAAGTTGAAAAATTTTCTAAAGAAGAATTAGTAATTTTTACTTCAGAAAGATTGGATATTTTTGCAGGTGAAGAAACAATAACATCTGGATTTGTTATCTCTATATAAAAATCAGTATTATTAGCTAACACTGTTGGATTAATTATGTGAGAAGATACAGAAGAAGGTATTGATTGTGTTACTTTTTCTAAGTAATATTTTACAATAGAATCTTTATTTGGAATCAAGTCTCTTGCATATTTAATGACTGATGAATTTGAAGAAACATTTGTAAAGTACTTACTCTTTTCATCATCAAAAAGAACATCTTGATCCATAACCCAAGATGATTCCCATGGGCCAACAAAGTTATATAGAGAAGGTCTAATGTCAACTTTTTTAGATAGTTGAGAACTACTGTACAGTGCATAGGCTACTGAGTTATAAAGAAGCTTAAATGGACCCTCAACGAAGCCCGGCATTTGTAGGTAATTTTGTTGATCGTAAGCTACCGGACCAATATTGAGATCTGTAATACTTGGTGTATCGGCTGTATTGTATACAGTATTGCAGTATTCTAAGAATGAAAAAGAAGTAAATATGATATTACCTTGAGCAAGTTTATCTCCGGTAGCTCCAAATGTGAATGTTGCCCCAACACTAGACTTTGAACTTGAGCTTATTCCTATGTTCAAAAAAGATTTATCTGTGTTTGTTAAATCTAGATATCTATAGTTTGCTTTTTTGATTCCAAATAATCCATATTGTGGCTTATTAAATATTGTTGAATCAATGTTCCAACCACCATTTTTATTTTCATCAAGTACAGAAGATTCTATATACTCATAGTATGACTCTACTACTGCAGCTGATACATCTTGTTTCTTAATTTTAATGTCGCTAAATATAAATGGAACATCTCCAGGATAAGATGATGCATCAACCAGCAGTGTTCCGTTTTTAATGGTTATATAATTTGTTAATATATTTGTAGCTTTTTCAGAAAGTCTTGAAGTTGGCGCAAAAGAAAGAATGTCATAATCATCAAGGTTATCTACAGATTGAATATCCACCATCCAATATCTTGCCTCAGACTTATTTGGTTTGCCGCCTTCTATAGATTGGATCCAAAATCCAGATTCAACTTTTGGATTTTGAAAAACGTACTTAGAAAGATTAAAAGAAGATTTTTCTAATCTATAAAAAACATAAGGTTTGATATTTTCTAAAGAAGTTGTATCATTGGAATCGTAAAGAACCCCAACATTTATAGTCCTTTGCTTTATCTCTCCAGACTCTTCTGCGTTCTTTGAGTTATCAACGATGTCAAAATTAACTGATTGATTAACTCTTGCAACTACTCTCCAGTTAAATGCTTCATATGTTCTATTATCAAACAAAGCTTTTCTTGGAACAAAAACTTGATGGCTACTATAATCTAAGTTATGAGTAAATATATCTGAATATTTTTTATTTAATTTTTTAATTGAAAATACTTTTTTATTATTCTTAGATATAACTTGAGCTTCTTCTGCTATTTGAGTATATAAAGGAACTGCGTTTATTGTTTCTGTATATCTTAAATTCTGTGAAAGAACTTCACCTTTAGAATCGCAAACTACTTTATCATAAACCAATTTAAGATTAACTGGATCGGATGAATCTAATCCAATTATTATTCTATATGGTATTTCTGAGTTTGTAGAATTGGTCTCAGTTATATATGGCTCTAATAATATTTTATACTTTTTTCTTAAACTATTTTTATCTACATATTCTTGATTTTGCGAATCTAATACTTTAATATTTATATTTTTATAAAAAGAAATATCATAATAATCATCTAAATCTATTATAGAATAACCGGTTGGAGCTATAACAAAAAATTTACTTACATAATAATAATGTAAAAAATCTGTTTCATTTATTTTGTCTGGATAAATTCTTTCTGTAATAAAATTTTTTGAAAGAGCTATATCGCTAATTGTAATGTCTGGACTGTATACATCAGCATTACCGTTTTCGTCCTGGAGAATGCCCAGCTCATTGGCATAAAGGAACTTTGTTTCTTCTTGATTTGATACTTTATTTTCAGCTATGGTTTCAGAAACATCTATAATTTTTAAGTTATCTTTTGGACTCAGTTTTTTATTTGCAAAATATGCAAGCCCCGCTGCGTTATAAGGTACGACATTGCCAATCTTTATAGCTTCTTCATCCCCTAAGGCGGTTATATTTTCAAATATTTTCATTATGATTCCTCATAGCCAATTCTGCCATTAGGCGTTGCAATTGTATTTGGAGTTGATCCAAATAACCCCATCTGGTATTGGTCGTAGTAATTAATAGGAACCCACTTAGGAGGAGTCCAGTTGAGCTTCCCAGAAGGTGTTGCACCGTAATCTTGGTTAATTAAATTGTAAGTGAAATTTGGAGTAGCCATAATATCCAAATCGTTACTTGTGGTTATATAGTACCCAGGCAGCACTGTTTCTTCATTTAAATATTGAACGTTATCAAATCTTTCATACCAGTATGAGATGTCTCCAAAATTAATATTTGGGGTAGATGACGGAGTTGCGGCCAACTCTGTTTCCAGGGAGACAAACCAATATCCTGGATTATTTCTTGGCTGACTATAGAAAGGACCAATTGAGAAATTACCTAGATTGTCTGCGTACACGTAGCCAGAATTAAGATTTCTTCCTGGAGTACTTGCGTTGACACTGTAGTCTACGTTCTCAAGTAGGTCGTAGAATGTTCTAGCCTTTCTCCAGTAAATTATAGGAGTTGCAGACAATGGAGTATTCCCCTGTCTTATATAACCCTTGATATAGTTATCGCTTAATCCATCTGCCTCTATTATTGGCTTAGCTGCAACTGCACTTAATTTATAATCTGGATTATAATTTTGAATAAATTCAATATTGGTTCCAAATATAAATGATCCAGAATCACTATTGTCATGTGCATATAGTGAAGGGTATGAAATGCCAGCCACAAGTAGCGATGCGTATAGACTATTTGTTGGAACACCTGTAAATCTTAACTTTGTTTTTGCTACACCATATTTATTTGTAGTTAAGTATTCATCTTCCATTTCTAAAAGATCGCTAGAAATTCTAAAGGTTTGATATGGTTTAAAGTTACCAACTTGATCATAAGATGTTATTGTTAAGTAAATTAAATCATCTGTATTTTTAGATATTCCATTTGGCGTAATTTCAACAACTGCAGTATAGAAGTCGTATTCATCATCTGATACATAAACATAGCCTTCTTCAACTGGAAGTTCTGCGTTATTTAAATAGAGACCAAGTGGAGTGGATGTTTCTTGAATTGCTGATTCATATGTTATTTTATATTCTGCAGTAGAATTTGGAGTAGCGGAGAAATACAGTTTTGCAACATATTCATCTTTTGTTTCAGAATAAACATTTCTATCTATATAGAATGCTTTTGCAAGGGCATAGCTAACTGTGTATTCTCTTCCTGGAATAAGAATGCTTCCACCAGTTGCTGCGCTATTATAGACCATTATCTTATTTGCTGAATAAGAATACTTGTCTTCACCGCTAACTATAAAGTCTGCTGTAGTTATTAAGAATTCTCCCTCAGCATAAAGTGGAATATATCCTGTTGTTCCTGGTGTAGCTGTTTCTGAAGCAATCGACCAAACATAATACTCTGGGTTAAGTGGAGATTTTGTTAAGACTTTTCCTGTATAATTATCTTTTATTGTTATATCTTTTATGTTCAAATGTGATACATACAAAGCCTTTTCATCTGAACCATACAGAATTTCTTCGTTGGCGAATATAATATTTCCAGGAGTTGCTGGATCAGAAAACGCCATCTGCTCAAGATCAAAAGATAAGTCACCTTCCAACACATTAACTAGAACTGGTGCACCATGTCTTGGTATATTTGTTAGTTCTATGTTAAAGTAATTTCCTGAGTATGATTCTATTATTGGCTTTGCATACACATAATAATCATTTGAATCTAGGTTTAGCCAACCAGAATTAACAGATATTGGATTTGCGTTTCTTGCATTTTCCTTCTTACTTAAATATCCTTTATCATATTCTGCGTTGACGTCTACAGGTGAGAAGTAGTAGAGTTGATTTGATGAATCATAAATCTCTTTAATTACCTTAGACGAATCTTTGCTGACTTGGAAAAAATCACTGTTTTCCCTAAGAACATGTTTTTGTGACGGATTAAGTATTACATTGTTGTTTAATGAAACAGGTTCTATTTCTGTTATAAAATATTGATTATTTGATTCTGAAGACAATCCAAAATCATTTCTGGTCAAAGAGAAGCTATCCAAGAAGGTATCTCGCTTACTGTAATCAAACGGACTATTTGTTTCGTTTCTTAAAGGTGTAGCGTCTTCTGTTGTTCTGTAAACATTTCCAAGATGATCTAAGTAGCCAGTTATCATTGGAGTTGTTCTTAATTCTCCATCATATGTTGGCTCCCATATTGGGCTCTTAAATGGATAATTTGGTGTAGATTGAATATTGTTTGTTACAGCCAATATATATGGAAGTGAACTATAATTAAATGTTGCTGATTCAAAGTAGTTAGAATAAACTGGAGTGGCAAGCTCTTCTTGTGTGTATGTATTAAGTATTATGTTTGGTGACGACGGAACAAAATACTTTGTATCTAATATTGGGTAATATGATTCTCCACCATATTTTGGCTGATACACCTGTGCAGTTATTGGTTGACCAGGATCTCTAAATACTTCATCAATTGTAAATATAGGTTGAGAATTTATTTTTTTATTTTCTACAATTAATCTCTTAGGTGTTGCATCTACTGGTATCGATAAATTTTTAGTAAGATCAGAAACATAAATTAGTTCATCACTAGTTATGGCCGGATCTGAATCTTTATTTATTACAATCTTATCATTAATAGTGTTTGAGTAATTAATACTTGGAGTGGTTCCATATACAGTTGATCCAATTTTAAAGTTTGCATTTACATAATTAATTGAAGGAGTAGCCATTGAAACAGGGGACTGAACCGCTGGATTATTGACATAAGTTGGTGTAGCCTTATCAAAAGCTACTCTGTATTCTCCAGTATGAACTGGAATATATCTTTGTAGTTGCTGATTCCATTCAACCTTGTTAACTATTCTTACATTAGTGGCCTTACTTATATCTATCAGTGAAGATGATGGAGTTGAAATATTATTTTCGTATAAATAATCATATGTTTTTTCTTTAAATATAATATTTGGATTAGTTAAATTGTCTGAGTTAACAACTTTTATATAATTATATTCTGGACTAGATGGATGATCTTGCCCATAATAGTTATATACAAAAAAATCTTGTCTATCTTTGTAATTTAAATTCGCATAGAAAGATGAAGGCGTTGCATACTGTGTGTCTGCCGGCAAATCTATTTCGTATACAACGGCAACACCGCCATTAAATGGCGTAGCCGAATTAGGATTGCTAACATATGGATCAGGAATTTCCTGCTCATACTGCATCTTGTATGAATAGTCCATGTTGATTGGCATGTAGTGGTCATCGTAGCTTTCGGTTTTAAAGCCAGAAGCCTTGAAGTATCCTTCAAATGAAACTGTTGAAGTGTCGTTCTTAGAAATTTCTATTTTAAGATCATCAAAATCACCTACGCCAGGCTGGAAATAAGTACCCAGTGGAGTTGCGTTATCGTAAACAGAAGGTATATAACCTACGCCTTCGTTGTTTAACCCAGCATAATCCCATATGCCATTTTCCCAATCTACATATCCTAAGTTTGAAGGATACTTTTGATTAATGTATTTTACAAAATCATAGAATCTTTTTTCTGGATTTCCTGCGTCAGAAAAATATGGAGTTGATGATTCAATGTCAGTTATTTCTAATATCTCAGGAGTAGCTCCTAGATAATTTGAATCAGGAGTTGAACCATATGCTCTCCATATATCTAGTTCTCTTCTTAATGATTTTTTAAAACCATCAGCACTTACAGATGGAGGGTTTAAGAAAGCATCAAGTATTCTCTTTTTAAAGTTTGCATTTTCTTCAAGATATAATCTTTTTACACCTACTCTTGCTCCAAATTCATCAAATATATTAAACAGCAATGTTGGTTCTTGATGATAAATTGTTCCATCTATTGTAAAATTATCAAACCTTCTTAAGGTTGTTACCTGACTATCTATTACATTATGGTAATAAATGAAGTCTGTTAACTTAGCTAAACTAAATTCTTCGATAGAAGAAGCTTTAGCCAACTTTATTGAATCACCTCTAAAATCTAATCCTGCGGCTGGTATATTAAAGGAAACATATCCCCAAGCTGGTGTATTTATATCTGAAGTACTTAAATAATTATTTAAATTAGCTATGTCTAATTGTGTATTGAAATCATCTAGATACTGACTCACCAAGGCGTTGATAAATTTGCCACCAGTTGTTATTGGAGTGGCTAATTCTGGAGTAGCTTGCTCAATTGAATCTTCATATATGTCTGTCCAACTTGGAAATCTTCTTAAAATATTTCTAGCTGAATCTGAAATTGTTGGATTAGAAATATTGTGTATTGCTACATTTATATAAAGAAGTAGACCAAGAGCATTTACGTCTTCTACTTCTGAAAATATTTCTAATTCTATTTTAATATATGGTTTACAATTTAGTAAGAAAATAGAACTTGATTCCCTATTAAGGGAAGATTTCATCCATGGACCATTTGCAGAATTGGACTCATATACCTGCAGAGTAAAAGTTGGTTGATGATCGCTAGAAACGTTTGTAAAAGAATGTTTAAATGAAATTATATCTACATTTGAACTTGTATCTACAAATCTTAGTAACGTTGGACTAGCTGCATCTCTGATTACTTCGCCATAATTTGTAACGTACGAAGCAAGTGGGTCTACTGGGGTTGCGTGACTAGAACTATAAGACGGAGAAGATACTTCTGTTCCAACAAAAGTATAGTCTCCGTATTAAGTTTACTCCATTTGGGGATCTATAATAAGAATAATTTTTATAGAACTTATTATTGTATAGGTTGATAGAATCAGTTATCCAAACATTATTATTTTTAGTAAAATCTCCGCTACGGAGACCTAAAAGATAATTTTTCATTAACGATTCTCTCTACTATTTTTAGTCTAGCCAAATGGAATACTCTGAAGTGACTCCGTTTTCTGGGTGCACATACATAAGATGCTGACAAGGTCTGCTCATTGACGAGAAATACTCTTGAGCATACGTATTGTAGCTTTCTGGCGAACCAGAGATTCTTAATATAGAACTTCCTATAGTCATCTTAAATTGCTGATGATAATGGCCCATGAAAACATCATCAAAGTGCTCTGGAATAGCTCCATCTTTCCATCCCATTACTTTCTTATAGTAACCATGATATGTAGTTGGCGCAGGCATCTGATCACCATGAATTAATAAACTACTATAGTTTCCTATAGTGTCAACGGCATACCAGTTTCTTTCTCCTGGTCCATCTGGAACGTTAAAAGATACTCTATCTTCTTCTCCAACCATCAACTCTATGATCTTATAGAGCATTCTATCCATGTTAGTTTCTGGATCATGTTGCTTGCGTGCTCTACCACCAACTGCACCGTGGTTACCAATTACTCCAGTGATATGAACATGGTCAAAGTTTTCTAAAGCTGTCTTTACAAAATTACCCAGAATTCTAGGGCCATTAACAGCTACCTGTCTATAGAGACCAGAGTCTATTAAGTGGCTTTGTCCAGGAAAAATTTCTTCCCCTTCCACAATGTCACCCAGTAGCCAAATGTGAAGATTATTTACTTCATGATCCATTCTCTGAATCTCTGTTATCTCCAACAGTTTTTCTGTATATCTCTCCATTCTTTCTTCTAACACATTTGTATTATAGTCTGGAGTTACTTTGCCCATCTGCCAGTCTGCAAAAACTGCAACAGCTGTTTCTGGAAGTTTTTCTTTATTCTTTTTTAAGTTTGGTGACTTAATCTTTGGAAATTCAAAACTAGCAAATGCATCATAGGCTGCTGCATATGTGGCTCTAACTACTTCATCTTGAACATTCTTTAAAGTTTCAACTCTTTTAGCAAGCTTTCTGTTTTCTGCTCTTAAGAATTCATTTCTTGAGTCTGAAATATTAGATATCAAATCGTCTGACTCTTCTTCATCGTCTTCGATTTCTACAGAAGCAGATTGGACATACAATGAATCTTTTTCATTAATATATTCAACAACTTCTTCTTGAGAGATTTCTTCTACAGAAGAAGTTTCTCCAAGAATATCCCCATGTCCCTCACCTTCAAATACCAAGCTTTTTGCTTGTCCAATATTTGGAGCACGGACCACGTGTTTTTTTGTTACAACAAAAGTTTTTTTCATAACCAGACCTATTCTGATATTAGTAGTTTGACACTCCCATTATAACAGAATAAATAGAGACTGCGCCAGCTGTAATATACATTTTATCGCTAGATGGGGTGAAGTCCTTGACCGGTATATCTTGTCCATTAGCATTGAATGCACTAATTGTAACATACTTTACGTAATCGGACGAAGTTCTGATTTGTCTTTCTATTTCTGTAATAGAAACTGAGTCTCCAATTGTTAAGGAATTTAAATATCTCTTAACGAACAATGCTGCTTGATTTCTAATTCCTGCTGCCATTTGCTCTGAAAGACCAGATGTAAGAGTTATTGTAGCAGATAGGTTTACAGCTACCTTTTCTGCTATTCTAATATTAAATCTAACCCCAACTGGCTTAACATTTACAATAGTATTATAAACAACTTCCGGCATTCTTTTTATTTCTGCTGTTGACTCTGGAACTATGATAACATCACATGAGCCAAGACCAAAAGAAGATTCTCTCAATCTAACATCTCTAACGCCCTTTATTGCTAGGGCAGCAAATCTTACCGCCTCTACGGTGCCAAAAGAACGTGTCTTAATCGAAGCGATTATTCTTGTTCTATAGTTGTTGTCTGATTCAGAATTAACGATAGCATAAACTTCTTTGGTGTTTGTGCAGAAAACTGGAACACCTGGAGGGCTTATGAAGTTATGACGAGTTAATGAGCCTACAGAAGCTACGTAAGCGTTCTCATTAAAGTCTGGTATAACTAAGCCATAGGCCTTTGTGGTCCCTGCAGAAATAATAACATCGCCATTCAATTTAAATTTATATTGTTTTGTAGCAAAGTTATCTACATTGGTAAAGATTAAAGTATCTTTACGAATTATTATATCTACGCTGTATGGTTTATTTATGTAGAACTCAATATTAAATGATTGTCTTTCTGCGGCTGAGCTATCGCTAATACTTTTTCTAGGGACTCCGTAAAGGGCGCCAATCAAATCAAGATTTCTTCCAGAAGCAGTTGATATATTACCTTGTCTTAGGGTAAAAGATAAAGAAGAATAAAGGTCTGCAATTTCTGATCCAAATGCGTCGGCAAATGCCCTAGCTATCGAGCCAGGTTGGATTGCAGTTATGCCAGCATTTTTCTGCAGAGAGTCTAAAATAGCATTAACTATTTCAGTTTTATCTTTAGTTCCATAAATCATAGTTGCCTCACAGGTTTTGTGTTACTGATAGTACTATAGGTTCGTTAGTATTTGAAACTATATGAACATCAAATCTAATAGAATCTGGACCGGTAGGAACAGCGGTAATTTCTATATTTCTTCCTTGGAATATATTTTCTCTTTCCAAGGCTGCTCTTATTAGTCTTTGGCCCAGATCTCCAGTTTCTTTACTTTGTGGCATTCCGTAAAGAATTGACAGGTCTGAACCTAGAGAAGGATAAACAAAAAAGTCACCAGGCTCTGTCATCAACCTTACATAAACCTGCTGTACGTCATTCATTAATGTTGAGTTAGTAACAGCTATATCTTTATTTCCATTTATTAAAAGATCGCCAGACATTGTTAGGTATAAATCAGACATTTTTTTCTTGGTCGGCCTTTTCTTTAGCTTGTTGGTTAGAGTATCCACTCTTCATTAAAGAAACGGCGTACTCTATATATTCGTTTGAATAATCTTTTAAGACATTATTTAAGAAATTAATCTGGTCCGGAGTAAGCCCTTCGGTGCTTATTGAAGTATCAAGATTTTGACCTGTCTCAGTTTTCTGATACCCAAAACCATATTCATTATCCATAGTAATAGGGAATTGGGTTTGTTTCTGCTCTATATCTTTAAGTTTACCTAAATAATGATAGGCTTCATTTTGAGCAGAATGTATTACTTTGGGGTCTATTTTTACCAATGTTGGCTGAGAATAGTCCGAAGAAGAATAATTAAAATTAAATTCATTCCATCTTAGACCGTCTTCAGCACAGAAAAATCTTACCTTCTCTGCAAAGAAGGATATGGTTTTGCTGCTTGCACTTATTATTATTCCTACTCCTGGGGCAGCAAATATCTCTACATCTCCCTCATCATTTAATCTAAAGAAAGAGTTGTTGTCTGGATGATTAAGTCCTACTTCTCTTTGAGAAAATTGATTTCTTCTGTTTAATTCTGATCCAACAGAAAAGCTTGTGGATGGTTGTCTAGCTTGAGATCTTTCAGGTGAAGTCATAATTATTTAGCCATAAACTTTGGTATTCCGGTGTTAACCACATAGTTGCTCATGTAGTTTGAGCCTAAACGGTTTTCTTCAAAAAAACTTATAATGTAAGGATGACTTTCGTTGTCATCTCTAAAGCCAACTAGACAACGTGTTCCTGGTTCAGGGGCAACATTTTGCACTCCGGGACTACTTGGACATGGTACCTTATTAACTATATTGCCCAATTGCTTAGAGTATTGATCGTCTAAAATTATTGTAGCAGTATTTGTTTTTTTATCAAATTGCATAACCACGCCAGGCCTAGTTTTAGATTGACGCATTCTGGAAACATCAATTTGATTTTGTATCTTTCCATCAAACTTAGGATAATTTATTGCCATAATGTTTTCCTTACTTTAACCATTTGTCAGCAGAGGTTGCATCTCTACTCGGGGTAAATATTCCGTTCTTCCATAGACCGTATTGTTCTCCAAGAATCACTTCTTCATTTACCCAAGCTTCTACTTTTGTTTTATCTGAGTGTTCTTCATCAGCAAACTTGTACCAAGCAACCGAGTCCTTTGGCGTTGTTTTTAATACCCAATCTTTTAGTTCATCTGCGTCATAGCCTGCTTTTATATAAACAATTTTTGCTATAGAAAATTGTACAGAACTCATCCAACCATTATACAAGAATAATTCTCCCCAAGGATTAAAAAGATAATTTGGATTTGGAAGCGAGGCTTTTGTTCCAACAGAACTTATTTGCTTAGCGTAATTCTTTTGATTTATTTTTGATCTTAACAACCTTACTTGATTTGCTGGAATCCAGGCTCTTGAATCAAAAGAAGCGTACAATTCCAAAAGGCCATCGGATTTTCCTCTTTCTGTAATTGTATCATATATTTGTTTATCAGTTAAAGATTTAGTAGCCAAATCAGATAAAGCTAATTTCCAATTTTTTACTGTCTCAGCTTGTGGTGCAGATAAGTCTACATCTAATAGTGAACCATCTCCCGGACTCCTTGTACCAACTTGGAATAATCCATAAAATCCAAATTTATTTAATGCATGGGGTCTCCAGCTAGATTCTCTAAAAGATATAGCGGTTAGCATTGCTGATATTTGTGATGAAAAATTTCCATAATCTTTTAATAAAGTAAACACTTCTATATCTGTTAATCTAGTATTGTCTGTATATGATTTAGTTAATCTATTTTGATTAATGGTTATAATCGTGGAGTCATCTTTTTGTGAACCACTTGCACCGCTACTGCCTGTATTAGTTGTTATAATATTTACAGTTAAACTAAGGCTTCCTTCTTTATCAATATATATTCCACCTCTAGTTGGCGCAAAAGCCATATGTATATGATCTTTATGACTATCTACTAGATGTACTTTAACAGATTTTAAATTTTCTGCAAGTTGAGGTATTCTACTTATTTTTCCCTTATGGCCTAAATTCTCATATTCTACTCCAACCCAATTATTTACAAGAATAACATCTGGCAAAAGATGTTGTGGAGCTGAGTTTAATTTTTCTATTAAATTATCAAATTGTTTTTTATACTCTTCTTGACTTGAGGCGAGTGATACTGGATTTTCTGAATCTTTTTTAACTATAATGTCAAAGTCAAATGCTCTGCCAAAAGCATGGTCCGTTATACTATTGTTTGATACAGCTTCACTTCTATTGTCGCCCTGTCTGCTTGAGTTACTTCCTGTATCTTCTCCAAATCCACCTCTTATCATTAGAGGCGATCCAGCTCTGTCGCTACTCAAAAACAAAAGACATTCTATTAATGCTGCAGAGATGTATGCTCTTTGTGACTTAGCCGCAATAATATCATCAGGTATCGGAATAGAGCCAGAGCCAGACCCTTCTACTCCTGGAAATATAGTTGAACTATCATATGTTAAATTTGTTAAACTATTATTAATATCAAAAGTAAATCCATTTATTAAAGACGAAGACGGAGTAATAACAGCTGAAGATTTTAATAGGTTCCCTCTTGCTACATATGCAGCTTTTTCTACTTCACTTAACTTAGATTCTAAGGCTATAGGCATGTATCCGGCACTAACTGCTGAGGATTCGGAGCCACTTGAGACATCTGAATGTCCTGCTCCATCGGCAGCTGCTGAATAAGCACTTTTTAATATATCTGCAAATCCATCTATCAAACCTTCATTATATTTTCTTCCTAATTGACTTCCAGCAACGATTCTCAACCCTGCTTCTTTTCCTTTAATTACTTTAGGGGATCCATCTTCATTAAGATTACTTGAATCTAATATTGACATATCATCATTTTCAGATCCAAGCGCCGATGTTGCTAAACTATTTAAACTTATACTAGCCATATTAGTTCTATACATATTTCCATAAACACCGCTTGCCAATAAATCCTTACCGCTAGCAGATGATATAAGGTCAGATGTTGTTAGTGTTTGTCCAGAATACCCTCTTGATGCTGTACTTGTTGCTAATATATTTATTCCATTTTTTGGAACAATGTTGTTGGCTATAGCACTAGCTAGAGTACTGGAGTCTTGGAGGTCATCTATAGAAAAATTAAAATATGCCATTATGGTGTAGTCTTCTTATTTTGTAAGGTTGCACTTGTCTCTTTTGATGTAAGAACAGATTCTGATTCTGTTAATAAATCTTTCGTATAAACAGTTGTGCCATAGTTTTTAGTTATCAGTTCCCAATTAAGGGTAGCTGGAGTTCCATCTTCATAGTACTCGTCCCATAGCACTAATGGCCATCTTGATGAATTATTATATAGTTGTTCTAACTTTGACATTTCAACAAAAATAGAAAAGAATAAAGTAACTTCACTAGCATTTGGTAGCTCAGGTAGTTTTTCAAGCAACGGCGTATATCCTGCTGAGTGATCTTTTATCGGCATTGCCCCAATTGAATCAAATATTTGGTTAAAATTAGAAACAAAAACGTTACCTCTATCGTAGAACATTTGTGACATAAATTTTTCTTTAATATCATCTAATACAAAATCATATTTCTCCATAAAAGAAAATACTTTATTTTTAATTTTATCTAAAGAATCCGAACCAAAATTATAAAATATTGTTCCCAGTGTTCTTTGGTATCTATCTTGTAGGAATTCTATTCTCTTATCTTTTCCAGTTGGTTCAAATTCCGCTTCATCTTTTGTTTGATTGTTTACTCTAGATTGTTTTATTCTAACAACAAAAGTTTTATTAGACAAAGATTTTTTAACAAATTGTGTAGCCATTAAACCAGGCGTACCAAAGTCTTCAAATATTAAATCTTGAGGAATTTCTACGCTTGAGTATTTTGGTTCTTTTTCAAAAACATCTTTATTTGAAATTGGTGTAACTTCATTTTGTAAATCTGCATCGTAGTACTGTGCTGCTGTTGCGGGTAATTCATATGTAAAATAATTTAACACACTTGGATCAAAATCCGGATCTATTATTTGAGAAGGAAGAACATCAAATTCTGTATAGTTACCTTGCTCATCTCTTACGCTATCAAAAGGTGCTCCAAGATTACTAATTGTAACTTTATCTCTGGTTAAATATAAACCTTCCTTTATTGTTACTGGAATTAGCATATTGTTTTTAGCAGTATAAACTGGATAGCCATTTTGGTCTCTTATTATTTCTTCTTGGTCAGTATAGCTAATTCCACCAGTTACAAGAGTTGCATAGTATTTGTCGCCAACTTTTCTTATATTTTTTCCAATTACATTTCCAGTTTTAGAAGTAGATTGAAATCCAATTTGAACTTTTTCTGAAACGTTTATACCATCTAAACGAACTGTAAATTTAACATTTGGATTTAGTATATCGTACACATCAATTGTGTCACCGTCTCTAACTCCACCACTAGCAGAATTAGAATCAAGTGCACATAGTACTTTAAAGAAAGGATCAAAGGTTGTTTTGTCTGGACCCAAACCACCAAGCTCAAGTACTTTTGCATGCACTAGTGCATTTTCATAGCCAATATACCTTGTTAAAGTTGATATTTCTTTTTCATTCCAACCTAAACTCTTCATTAAATCATTTGTTCTTATGTAAGAATATCCGTCTGCAGTTCTTGCCTTAACTCTTACTCCCAATATCCCAGGAAGTAGTGCCTTTGAATGATATCTGCCTACAACCATTCCTTGATTGTAAGCTAAACCAGCTTCCATAGGTTGACCATTTCTAGTTAAATACTGAACATAGCAACCGTGTTGATCCATTAGGTTATCTCTTACCCACTTCCATCCTTTCCAAAGTAGTGGGCCAGCTAATATTCCTACTGTTGCAATTCCTACTCCTGCTCCAATTCCACTGACTGTCCCTGCTGCGACTGCTGCAGCTCCGCTAGCCACCGCCGAGCCGGCAGAACCAGCTGCAATTGAAATACCTGCAACGCCAGAGATTACACCAGCTATTGTTGATCCAGTAACTTGACCATTATTTCCATTAATTCCAGCTTGAGCTTTTGCATACTCTCTAATTGCATCTCCAGTGTTTGCATTGCCAAAACCTGAAGCGGTGGCATTTGCTACTATGTCTTTAATTAAAGCTGAAGAACCTCCGGTAAATTGCATTCCACCCAACATCTGAGGGGATAGTGAATTGCTCAAGGCGTCGATGGATATTTCTCCACCTACCGTTATGCCAGAATTTCCAGCTCTTAATGAATCTAAATAAATTCTTGTATCATTTCTCATTGTTTGAATACTCAGCCAAGAATGAATCCAGGAACTCATAAACCATTTTGCTGGATCGTTAATTGTTACTAATGCGTTAGGTGTTATAGAAGTTACAAATCCTAGCTCTGGAGTAAAGTGATGAACAACTTGTTCAACTTCAAACATTCCATACATTCTTTCATAAATGTCTGCTAGATAAATTAAATCATGTGGCCTTATATCGGCGTTACCTATTATGATTATTTCTCCGCTATAAATATCTTTTACAGATTCTCTTAAGTGACTTAATGCTATTCTCTTAGCACTGAGTTCATCTGGTGCTCCAGTGACATTTTTTGAAAATCCTCTGCCTGTTTCAAATGGATGAAGTATCGGATGCAAGAATCCAAAGAATCCGCTTCCAACAACATTGTCAAAATAAATTCCAGTTTCTACTGTAGACTCAACTTGCCTATCTGCTGGAGCACCTTTGTCTAAAGAAACTGTTACTGGATACTTTCCATCAGAGACAGCGGTAATCGTAGTTGCAACCCCAGAGTTTTCTTGAATTTGATTAGAAAGTATATGAGAGAAAGAGCTTAAGTAGTGAACTCTTTGGAACGGTTCTCTAACTTCAACAACTGGTTCTGCGTATTCTCTGGTAAATGGATTATCCACTGCTCTGAGCAATGACCCAGGTCTTCCGAGTGAATAATAGATTGAGTCATTTAAAGCTTTATTCAATATATTTGCTTGCTTAGCTAGCACTGAGCTTTGCGACAAACCATATCCAGTCTGAAGCATGTTAAGCCTGAACACATTAAACAAAGCACTTAAGCTATCTGTTACAGCATTGAATATTTGACCTATGCTCTTATCGTAAAAGTCTCCTAGGCTATTCAATGTCTTACTGGCTAAGTTTGTCGCGCTATTTCCTTCTCCTTTATTCTTATAAAGAAGTTGCAGGAACTGATCTTTTTTCTTAGCGTATGTATTTCCTGGGAAAATAAATGCTTCAAATATTTTATCTATTGGCTTAAAAGACCACTTGTCCTCTTTCGCTTCATGCCCATATATTATTTTCTTATCAGGCTTTAAAACTAACCATGCTCTAGCATATGGGTCTGCCCATAGAGTCTGTCTAAATAGACCAACTAAATAATAGAACAGCGCTGCTGGTGAATCAATTGTTGCTTGAAAAGTAGTATCATCCATAGTTGTGCCAAAAATATTATTGGCAACATTTAGATCAAATAAATTAGCTTTTAATAATTTAATTTTTTCTATTGTTAACGCGTTAAAATATTCAATTAATCCACCATCTTGTGCTGGTGCATCTATAAAATTTTTCCTTGCATATTCAATAGCTTCTTTTTGCGCATTTATTGTGCTTGTATTACCTTTAGTTATAGTATCCCCAAATAATATACTAAATTCATCTAGAGCATTTCCGTTGCTATCACCAAATTTTTTGTATGGACCTGCTTGTACTGGTTCAGATGAAAATATTTTCTTTATTTCATCTGGAAATCCTGTTGTATCATCTGCATCAAGTAAGAATGTATTAAAAAATATTTCTTTAACAGAATCATATGTATGGTAGCCAAATCTGAATTGATCCCAAATTTGCTGAGCTTGAGACAGTGTTCTACCGTTTCCTGCTATTACATTTGTTGTTGGATCAAAATCTTCATCATAAAACTTTCTTGCTTGAATAGAAACAGAGTCTTGTGGATTATACACACCAGGAAATTTACTTCTTCCAGCTGAATCATAGTCTTGATTTGGATCTTCTGACATTAGTAAATCGTATTGATATTCCCAATTATCAAGATTTGTATATTCTTTATTTCGTATAGCGGAATAATATCCAGAGTAGTTTCCACCATGTAGATAATCCGCTGTAGCATTTATTCCAACTTCATCTATTGGCTTATACTGATAGATTGAGGCGGCATTAAGCGAAACTAACACGGCGTACAATTCATCATAATTTTTTGGTGGAGTAAAGTTTCCGAATCCAATAATTAAATCATCATTTGTTTCTGGTTTCGGATACCTTGTTGTTGGATCTCCTTCAGGATTAAAAGGCTGAAGGCCATCTGAACCAGGTCCAACTGGAGATGGGAGTTCTTGGCCTTTTATTAATTTAAATTGTTTAATAGGATGAACTGAGCTAAAAGCAACTCCTAAAGGAACAGTATTTGGGACGAATGCAAAGTGACATTCTTCAATGTCTGGAATAGCTGAATATCCTTCATCTCCATAGTTATATCCAGATTTTTTAGCCTTATCTTGTTCTAATGAGTATTCTTTAGTTGTTAATATATTTAGGTAATACGCTGCATCGGGAGAAACGACAGCATCAACTTTAGCTTCATCATATTGAGGAATAAATTTATCTTTGTGTCCAGCTTCATATCCATCATTTTTTCCCCACAAGAAATATGCTGGCTTACAAACAACAGCAGCGCCGCCTCCTGGTGCAGAAGGGTTATAAATTAAAACGTGTTGATTTCTATAGTCTTCGACTTTTCCGTACAATTCTTCTTTGTCATTATCAAAATAAAATTGTTTAAACTTTTTTAAAAGCTCAGCGTCTTGCAATCCAACTTGATATGGCCATCTCATAGCAATGTAAAATTGTTCATCAATATCGGTGTGCGGCGGAGTCCATTCAGAATAAGATAAAGTTTTTGTTTTATCTAATTTAGGATCTAATTCTATTAAATCAGATCCTAAATTATCTTTTCTATTTAATTCTGGCAATGGCATTGTTACTGATATTGTTGTAGCATTTACAACAACTTCAAAACTTCCAGAAAGAGAAAAATCTAATGGATTACTTAAGATATCATAGGCTAGTGTTCCGCTAATATTTTGCCCTGCTTGATAATCAATATCATACTGAAGTAGTTTTTTAAATTCTTCTCCATACAATTTTTGGGATGTATTTAACAAAAAGCTATCAGTATTGTTAGCGGCATCAGATGTAGCGGTGCCTACGCCTTTTAGATTTCCATATTGAAATGCATATGTATCAAGAAACATTTCGTCATCTTTTCTAGCGGTAAAAAATGGGAATCTAAATCTACTTGGTAGTTGATTTATTTGCGCATGATTTTTTCCAGTAAAATCAGAAACTAATTGAACTGGAGCATTTCCTTTTGGAACAACTGGTAAGTGAAAACCTACAGTAACATTGCCTTTGTTTGTAGGAAGTTTTGCTATAATATTGCCTTTGTCATCTTTAATCTGTTTTGCATTTTCGGAATTAAAATTTAAGACGATACCCTCGTTGCCTAAAAATCCTGCTGTTTGAAATATTCCTAGTGATTTAGCTTGTTGTTCCGCCAACACATTAAATGCTTCGAGTGGTTCTGTTCCCCTTAAGAATGCTTCTGCATCGGCGTATGGTGTTATTTCTTTATTGATAGAGTTAACTATTTGAAGTAAATCAAAATCTGGTTGATTTATCTGTGGAGGTATGATTCCAAGTTCAGCTGCCCTTTCATCTCCAGGATAACCAGTGGTGATAGGTATTACTCCAGAGGTATATAACCAATGTGGTTTGCCGTAAAATACTGTTGATCTATCTTCAAACGGTCTAACTGCAACAATATAATTAGGAAGAAGTCGAGCACATGTTTGGAATAATTCCCAGACTGTTCTCATGTATGTTTGGGCTCTAAATGATACCTCGTCAAAACCTCTCATATCATCATCTGGATTTGAACTTATCAAACCTAATGATCTAAATATATTTGTTCCACCTCTTCCGCTAAGAACCCCAAGAAGTCCAATTCCAACACCAACGCTTGCAGTTACAGGACCTCCAGCCAACAACATTCCTGCCCCTATGCCACCAAGTGTTAAATTCTTAAATAAATTTGCACTTCCCTCTTGAGTTCTTACTGTTCCTGATTCTGTAATAGATTCAACAACTTGACTAGCACTAGCTGATCCTGAATCATAACCTTGAACCAGTTTGTTCCAGCTGGCGTCTGACAATCTAGATAAATAATCTAATCTAGGATTAGGTTGGTTTTCGGGAGTAATAGATGCAACACTTGTCCAACCATCTCCTAAGTCACCGCCTAAGAATTGAGCTATTCCAGTTCCGTTGCCTGGATAAATATTTCTTTTAAATATTTCAAGATCTCTTTGAGACGAAAAGTTTGACCACAATTGAGTCATTAAAGATGAAACTCCACCTCTAAACTCTTGAACACCAACCCCAGCCATTCCTAACATATTTAATCCAGAGTTAGCCATTCCGCTGACAGTTAATTCGCTAACTGCTTTATGAGCATCGGCTATTGCATCTACTCTAGCAAAATGTTTCTTGGCCTCTGCTGCCGTCATAGGCTCATATAGCATCGAGCCAAAGTGACGTATGCCAAATTTATTTTCTGAAAAAACTAATCCTCTATTTGCGTTGGCTATTCCTTCTCTAAATCTAGAAGTTCCCATAGATAAAAGTCTAACCATTAAGTCTCTTGGCTCCGACATCCAAAGACCAGTGTTTATTCCTCCATCTATTTTTCCGCTGTCACCTTTTTTATTAGTTGAATTTACTACTGCACCTAATTCAATTGCATCTGATTGAGCAGTTACGGTAACTATTTCGCCATACTCTACCTGAGTAATTGTTCCATTAAATAGTGTTTGAAGCGAGTTTGGATTAGATCCATATCCACCTCTTAGGTGAACTCTAACTCCAGGCTTTAATACTATACTTTCTATATCTACAACATACTCACCCTTCATGTGAGCTGCAATATTTCTAGCTTTGTTTAAAGTATTGCCTAAAATACCTGCTAAATCTTCTCCTAAAGCAGAGTTTGCTAGAGCAGAATCAGGACCAAAAATATCTGTAGCGGCTGGTTTAGTTAATTTTGAATATAGGTTAGAAACTCTAAATATTAGAGTGTCTCCCAATAGATCCTCAGAGGATACAACAGAGAAATCTATAATCGATTGTAATCCATAAAAATTGTCAAACAATTTAACACCAGCAAAATAACCACCTTCATCAATAAGCCAGAGCATATAGGTTGGAAAAGCTCTGAGCATTCTTCCTGATATATCTCTATACTGAGTGTCTACCAACATTTTTTCCCAGTGCATATTAACTGATTTTGGCGGTTGATCTGATTGAGAAGACCACTCTGGACCATTTGAATCGCCGTGAGAAACTGGGTTAGAGTAAGAACTCAAAGGAGAAAGTGATGCAATCGCTGAAGAATTTGTTCCATTTGCTGGATTAGTATGTTCTTCTATTGGAACAGGAGCAAGTTCAACTACTTTTGAACCTTTCTTTATATTAACTCCATCTATCGTAAGATAGAATCGTCCATCTTTTTCTACGTCTATATAACCAAAATTAACTCCATAAGCAGTTGTAAATGTTGCAGGTATTTTATTTGGTTCTGCCGGATCTAAGATTGGCATTTGGTGAATGATGCCATGGAATTCTAGATCGTCTGGCATGAAACTTATATTATCTTCATCTTTTAAGCTAAAGCTTCCACTTAGAGCCATCTCAATAATGTTAAATAATTTTCTACTAGAAGAAGAAACATCTCCAACAACATATGGTTGAGAATGAATATCTGCGTTGTACAAATTATCATCTGGATCATCAGTTACAGTTCCTGTATTAAAGTTAATATAATCAGTTAATAATGCTTCACCTGTTACTTTTATATTTTCATTTTTTTCGATGTAAAATTTTAATGTTGCTAAGAAAAGATCATGGTCTATTTCATTGCCATTTATCCATAGAATAAGTTCTTTTAATTTTGCAGACTTTAAATCTGGAGTAGTTAAATCGCCAAATTCTCTAATAAAGTTTTGCAATAGATATATTACTGCAAGTTGTTTTTGCATCTTCTCTTGTTGAGTTCCATTTACTTTGCCATCAAAAGTTGGGCCAATAGAATTAAATGCAGGATATCTAGTTTGAGAACTTACGTTATTGATAACGTCTCTGTCAAACATTTCAAAGCTTCTAAAATAGAAATCTGGATCCAGTGTGCCAACTGTTTCATTTGTTTTTGGATCTTTTATTTGCAATGGTAAATCTGGATATGCGTTGAAAGAACCCCACAATTGTTTTATTCTTAAGAATGGATTTCTTTTTGTATTAAATATATCTATAAAATCTGCTTGTTGTTTTGAGCTTAACTTTTCTCTAGTTTGTTGGAAGACGTCAAAATCCATTAAGCTTAAACTTACTTGATAAACATGAGGGTAATCTGGCATTGTTGATACCGAATAGTTTGATGGCATTACATACTTAACTCCAGCAAGTGCGGTAATAATATTCTTAATACCCATAAAGCCAAGTACGCCACTAGCATGTTCTAATCTAGCTAACGAGTTTACGTGATCAAATATTCTTTTAATTTTTGCTAATTCTTTTTCTCCAGTCACAGTCATGGAAATATTAATAAAAGTATCTCTACCTCCAATATGTTGATAGGTAGGTTCATCTTGCATTTGAAGCTGGAGTTTTGCTAAGTTATTACCCAAAGAAACACTAACTCCATTTACAATAACAGAGCTTGGATCGAGATCAACTTTCATCATTGGTACTTCCCACTCTCTAAATTGGAAAGCACCTGCCCTTGCTCTTGCGGCTTCCATTAAGGCTTGTATTGGACCACTTGTATAAAATCTTTCATATAACAATACGCTAAATGCATCGCTTACTTGAGCTTTTGTTTCATTATATATATTTTGATATTCTTCGTTTCCATTTTGGCCATCGCCTGGTATTTCAATGCCTTGAGATTTTGCTTTTTTAACTGCTAATGATTCAGTTGTCTGGTCTAAATAGGTTTTAGAGTTAAGAGAAATTTTCTTCATGTAATCTTTTACTACAGATATAGTTGTGTCTCTTAACACCTCTCCATTAACAATATAATTATTTGTGCCAAACTGCCCCGGAACAGTCATACTATTTATATCTTTAATAAAAGTTTTTTCAGAATCACTTAAAGATTTATTTTCTATTAAAAATACTTTAACCAAATAATCATAAACTTTTTTCTGAGGCTCACCTGTTGAAACCCCAGCTGTTAAAACATCTATTGCGTCTCTTAATATATTTTTAATACTTCTATTATACTGACCACTAGTTGCTAATTGATAAGTGTTTGCTAGTGTTATTCCATAATCAGCTGATTGGTTAATGTCAATTCCAACATATGATAATATTCTTGACCAAAAATCTTCACCTTGATCAGTTATCAAATCTTCATTATCAGCTCTAAATGAGCTTGTATCTGGTAAAAATATTTTTGTTTGTGATTCTATAGGAATATAAAATGTAATATTATTGCCATTATTCCATTCGTCTAAAATATTAGTTGTTAATTTTTCGTCATCATAACTAGAAGTCCTAACTAGTGAAGCGCCATATGGACTAACATCATATGTATTACTGCCAACCGTTAAACCAGATTGAACATTAGATGAATTTGCTATTTTATCTGAAGCTTTTACATCACTTTTCTTTTGCAAGAAATCACCATTTACATAACTGTACATTGCGCCAGCAGCTTTACCCATATACTGCCTATACTTACCCCAGTGTATAGCTTGATTAAAATCACTAATCATAGGAAGAAGTGGTTTATGATTAAAGTTAAGAAGCTCTAGATCTACAGCTAGAGCAAATGGAAAGTTAGGCACTGTTTGTATTTGCATGCCAGAAAGAGCAACTGCTGTTATGCCGTGAACTCCATTTAAGTAACTATTTTTAATAGGTAGAAATGGTGAGTACTTAAATGCTGCTATTATTCCTCTTAGTGAAGAAAGGAATTTATCTATTTTTTTATCTGAGTCACCATCACTAGAAAAGTCTATTACAAAATTATCTTTTAATCTTATTCTTGATGCATCCTCAATTGAAATTCCCCAAATTTCTTCATAATTAGGAAAGAACAATCTCATCGTTATAGAAGTTTCTTTATACCCTGAATTAAATTTTGGAGTATTCCTTTGTCTTAATGCTCCACCAGTTAAGCTTCCAGTTTTAAAAGCTGCATTTATATTTATAGATAGTGGTGGAACATAGAAGTTTGCGGCGCCTAGTCTCAGATGAAAAATATCTGGTGTTTCTGGTGAGGAATTAGGCCTATATGGAGAATTGGTTAAAACCTCTGCAATTTTTTTGCTGGTGGTTCCTATTCTTTCTTGAAAATTAGAAGCTAATTCAAATACAGATTCACCATCTCTCATTCCTAAAGCTTTTTGAAATTCTTCTAAGAATTTATTAATGTCATTAAGTTCGTCTTCTTCTCCGCCACCTTTTCCATTATTGGAGTAGTCTGCTGTTGCGGCTAACGCATCAAAAAAGAAAGTCACTAACGCTGGGAAATATACATTTATTGTTTGTAGTGCTATTGGATCTCTAGTCAGATTAGTTGTAACATAAATTAATTGATTTAACCAAGCAGTATCTCTAACTGGATCAAGAGCATTTGCAGCTGATTGCTGAACAGAAGTTCCATCAGAGAGCCTTTGCCTTGCGAAGATTCCTATATCAGTTGCATATGAGGCAAGTTGTAGTAAGCCTGACTGAATTATTTTATCTATTAACTTGTCAAATTGATCGGCTGATAATCCTTTTGGATCTATTGTTGGTTTTGTTTTAACTTGTTCTGGATCAAATGCTCTATAAAAACCAAGCCATGATATAGATCCAACATCTTCACTTGGTCTTGATTGAGTTTTTAATATGTTTAAATAATATTCAATATCATCTTCTTTATAAACTGCCTGTAATACAGTTTCAAGATATGATGACTCACCTTTTCCATCTGGATCTATAGATTTATCAATTTCTTGTAAGATAAATTTAATTTCTTCTCTTACCAAGAGCTTTACGTCAAGTGCTGGCGAAAGGTTTTTCCATATAAGCAATCTATGATACAAAGCATAGGCTGCAATATTAACTGCTGGATGGTTGGGTTCTGGTGTTCCATTTGGCTTAGTTGGAGATGGCCAACCATCAAAAAATACTACCTTTATTTCAAATTCACTATAATTGTTACCAGTTTGTGAATTGTATGTATTTATTAATTCTCTACTTAAAGATTTTATCGCTTGCGTACTTCCATTCAACCAATAGTTAATACCTAGATTGATTGCATATAAAGAAAATTGATCTTCTTCGTTATAATTAATTGCATCTAATGGTGAGCCATCTAATGACTCTCCAAATGGAAGTATGCCATTACTAAAAAATTCAGACAGTTGAAGGTAATTTGTTGAGCCGTTAGTTGGGTCAAGAAAATCTATGATCCTGTCTACATAAGATAATCCTAATAAATACTTTATATATGATGATGCTTTAGCATCTATTTTATGAGATAGAACCGATTGTGGATTAGCCATTATTTACCATCACATTATGTTTATTCTAGACAAAGCATCTAGTCTAGATGAAGAAGAGTCCTTTTGAGTAACACCACTATAATTGTTAATTATATCATTATTATGATAATTTGTAAAATTAGATTTCATAAATGGACTTACATGACTTTGGTGCGACTTGCTATATCTTGCTTCCTGAAGCTTTTTGGATAGGTAACCAGAATTATTCATTTGAAGGTGTGTGGATTTTCCATCCATCAAACCTTCTTTTGACCCCTTCAAAGTATCTGATCTATTAATGTTTTTCTTAGAATTAAACTTTATATTTTTTGCTTGACTTGCTTCAATGGCTGTTGAATTATTTTTATTTGATGCTATTTTTGCTGCGTACTTATTTGAGGTTTGCGTCCTTGGAGACGTATCTTTAGTCTTGGCTGCAGCCTCTTTTAAGTTTTTATTTTGTTTATCGGCACCAAAAATCATACGTCACCTTAGAAAGAACTAGCCACTTGTTGATACGGGTTCTTGCCCAATTCGGGAGCTCTACGATACATAGTAGTGTTCATATTGAATTTTCCTAAGCCCATAGCTTGCTGCTTAAAGTTATCTACATCTCTTCTATCGCCGTATAAATTAACT